AATGCTGGCTTGCCGTGCAAGCTGCCTTTCAGGCTTGCTGGCATGCCTAGCATACCGATGATGTCAAATATAGTCTTTATTTGTGCGTAACCTTGGGCGTGTTGCATTCTTCGCAGTAATCTCTTTTTCCATATATCCATAGTCCACATCCTTTGCAACGATGTATTAGGGAATGCCTATCGGACATGCCCAAGTCCTGATTTTCGTAATGCTTCAATACAGGTATCTCCTACAGCAACTAGCCAAGCCCTTGATGGCATCGTATTTCTAGCTGTATTGCCTTTAGGATCAATAAAGCGCATTGGTGGCAATGCTAACCAGCTTGTTCTTTTATCTTCATATAATTCTAACCACCATTTTCCTATAGTTGTCGGTATCAAAGCAATGCCATTTGCATTTTCCCTAAATTTATTAGTCCAAGGTAAAGGTTTGCTATACGGGGGATTCATCCAAACACGTTTACCCATCCAATCTTGCTGCAACCCATCATCTTGCATAGAGAAATGTTTAATTGCTGGTATCCAACTTACTCCGTTGACTGGGGCACATACATCAATATCAAATTGAAGCTCTAAGGCATCAAATATCCATTTCGGGCTAAACCATTCATCCCTTTGACCTTTAGGCTGTGTACTGCCAGACATCATCACGAATGATTTACCATTATTCAGCACCATAGCCCCCTGCTTTCAATAAATATACTAAGTCAGCCAAGGTGAGAACAGCAACGTATTGCTCAACGGATTTCTCACCCTGACCATTTAGACGTAGAACACCCACGCCCATCCCTTTGTTTGCCTTGCGATCATGAAGTTGGCGCATAAGCCCAGACAAGTCCAGATTTGTCCTAGCCTTGATTTCAATGTCCAGACCATCTATTCCAGTGATGTCTGAGCCATCTCTACCAGCTCCAACAGGTAGCGCATGCTTCCAGCCTTGCTCTTGCAGATATTCTGCTACAATACGCTGCGTTGCATAGCCTCGGTGCTTGCGACTTTGATTACTCACTTAGTTAGTCCTAACTTGGCATGTGTGGCATTTGCAAGGTTTCGTAGACCCAGCCGTTATTGGCTCATTGCAATTGTCGCACACGTCAAGTAATTTATCCATCACTAACATCTATTCACCCCACTAACAATTCTTCATCTTCTGGCCTAAATGACCACGTGCCATCCTTGCTCAGCATCATCCAAATTGCTTTGCATTGTTCAGCTTTGCGCTTCATTGGCAAGCTGCAAGTCCAGCCTCTATATGCTCCCTTAGCACCTGTGCCTTCTTTTAGCAAACGTGCGCCATGCTTACACATAGGAAGCGGATGAGCGCCAACCTTTTCTTTTAGTAGATCAAGCGCATTGTCAAATGCCGGGTCTACATCCTCAGGTGGCTCAATAGTTGTATCCCATACTATTTCAGCTGTTGGATTTGTTGCCTGTAGAAACTCTTTATGACTTTCTGTGCGTACACGTATTGGAGTGTCTGACTTAGCTTCATTAACCTTAGCCATTTCAAGGCTGCTTGCTCGCTTTCCTTTAGCACTAAGTCCGAGATTAGCCAGGCATCTTCCAATTGCGCTAGTTTCGCAATTCTCAAACCAAAAATCGCGATCCACACCCCTATCCTTGCGAGCGCCGCGCGCATAACCAATAGCGGAAGCAGCAGTATCAACGTGGGTGCGATAAGCAACTGCCTTAAATATAACAATGCCTTTTTCTTCGTCATTGGTGATGAGTTCTGTAAGTATTGAGCCGTCTTCATAGGTTTCATAAAATTTGTGTATCCTCGTATCTACATCTTCATAGTTTGCTAAATTAAACATCTAGTGTTTCTCCTTTTGCATAGTCAATTTGTTCCTTCAAAGTCCAAGTGCTGCCATCTGGCCATTCTTGAACTTCATTGGCGCAAGATTGGCAGTAATGCCTGACAATCAACTTGCCATATCGCTTACTAGTAATCTGCCAAACTGCATCGCATGGCACAATTTTGCTTTCACCTGTTTCTGGGATTGTAATGCTCATTCGTTCTGTTCCCCATCGGCCTTTGCAATAATCACACCAAGTTCCCTTAGGTGATCTAGAAAGCATTAAGATCATCCCAATCTTTGACGGCGAGTTCTCCGGCAATGGCGAAGTAGGCAACGGCATCCACCCAAGAATCGTGATTTGATTTAGTTTCCATAATTCTTGCGAGCTTGACCAATGCCATACAGATTGCAATGTCCATCGGCTCAATAGGTCGCTCAAAGTATGATTCCCAGAGCTTTGCCGTTCGTAGCATTGTGTGGTCGTAATGACCATGCGTTGACCCTCTGTTAATGATCGTGTCGTTTGCATTAGTCAATATGTCTTTCGCTCGCAACTGCTTTTCCTCGCCTGTACCCATCTGCCCAGCCTTCCTTATATCCTTTTTCCTTAATGAATACACCGATTGTGTAAACACCTAAAACAAATAAAAAGCAATAGAGTGCTAACTCAACTAAACGAATATCATTCAACATCTGCGCTCACCCCATGTACATCTAAAAAATAGGCAGCCAAAACTTCACGGCTTATTCTGCCGCGTTGCTGGCTCATGCCTAGTTTCTTTTTAGCGTAATCACGTATGTATGAAGCTCGCACAAAGTGCTTGCCATCGGTATACGCACCCGACTTACGATCATACTTAATCGTCATGCCCTAAACCCCTTTCAAATAGGATTTCAAATCCTATTTTGAGGGGTCTATATGCTATTTGTCAAGATATGACACGCCATCATAATTATCCATATGATCATCAATCGTTCTATGGATTGGGAAGATGTCCTCAACCATATCGCTTGCCTTCAACCAGGAAGCTGCCATCTTTTTCTATCGGTATAGCTACTGGCTGTACACGCTTTCGGTCTATATAAATCAACCCAAAGCCTTGCTGCCAATTCATCGTTCCACGGGTGTAATGCGCCCTTGAGATGTCCATTAGATGTCCTACCTCAAAACCTGTAAGAACGCCCGTTAAAACGCCACCAGAGGCCGTAGAATAGGATGATATGCCCTGCCTATGGGTATGACCACAGACTACGCTCTTACCATGCCTCTTTGCCGCTTCTAGGGCTGTTAAACCCCCATGTGGCTTGGTGCTTTGCTCATCGCCATGAACCATTACCCATTCATTGTGGAACTGGTATGGCTTGGTATGATAGGTAATGCCTAAATCATCCAGGTGTAGAAACTTCTCTATGGTCAATTCAGGAAGACCAATGAGCCCAGGCAACCGCTTGCTTAGTGAGTTGTAAAGTCTTGCTCCGTGATTGCTTCGGCTGAGATGTCGTACTTGAAGCTCGGCGAGGACATTGACAGTTTCGTCACGATCTCTGCCAATACTTCCTGACCACTCATCCCTACCGGTTGACCAGCGGCTAATTGTTTGAAAGTCGATTTCATCGCCCACACATAGAACGTCATCAGGTTTGTATTTTCTGATGAACTGTGCGACATTCTTAACTGCTTTCTTATCATGGAAGGGTACTTGCAAATCAGATATAACTACGATTCGCTTAATCTTCATCCTCATCTTCATCTTCATATGGAGAATGATTAGGATTCTGTATTACCCAATCGGGTAAACGCAGCTGTTCTTCAATGTACCAGCGCGCCCTATCTTCACCATATCCAGCACGGACTAAGGCTTCATAACATTCAACAATTGATGCAGCCCATATATCTATGGGTAGGAGAATGTCAGCCTTTGTTCTACGCGCAGCGGCTTCTTTCCGCTTACGCTTAGCGGCTTGTTCGCTTTTTGATATTCTTCTTGCGCTCATGAGTAAGCAATTCTAAGACCATTGATTCAAGTTTATCTATGCGCGACACGATATTTGATGCCTCAAGTATTGCTGGCACTTCATGTCTAATAATGTATCTAAGGCCGCCGACAATTAGTGCGCAGCACGATAGGGTGGCAGCTACAAAGCCTGCCCATTCTGCCGGGCTCAACGCCGACCGAATGCCGTGTCGTTAGGATTTAACCAACGAAGGATTACTGGAAGGCTTGCCGCAAGTGCAGCATTTGCAATATGTGCTAGATCCCAGCCCACCGCTAAATAGGTTGCTATTCCAGCTGCTAAGAAGCTTCTTGCCCAACTTGCGCTTACTTGCTTTAGTTGTTCCATGTAGGGGCTCTCCTGTTAGTATCGGTATCTCAAACATACTGCCATCTGAATCGCCCTTAGCAGTAAAGCTAATATGTATATGTGTCTTATGTGGGTTTATCCCGGTGTACTTTCTCCATTTGTAATTGCGTTTGTAGCTGGCAATTTTACCATTGAAGATGATATAAGAGATTCTTTTATCAAGTCTGGCAAGTAATCGTA